CTTTGCAACGCGATGATCAACCTCATTAGCCACGTCACCGCAGTAAGCACAAGTATAAGCATCACGTTTGAGCACCTGTAACCTTATCTTCTTCCAATGAGCAGTAGCTCTGTATGGCTTTAATGCCATCCTTTATTCTCCCAATGCTTTAGCGCTAAACATGGCTTTCCATTGTATCTATGCTTTATGTATTCTAAATGCACATCTACTTGTCTTAATGGGTTAAGTGTTCCATACCACTTAGATCTCATCTGACCTAAACCATAATGGCTACCATTCTTAGCCTTATAGTTCCATCTACTCTCATGATGTATAAGCCAGTTATAACACTCAAACTGTGCCCAACTTAGTTTGTTGTATGCATACAGCTTTGTATTCATAACGTGAAATGGCTTTTGATTAGCATTTGATTTTGTTATACCGGCAACGCTTACTGTCATTGCTAAAGCCAAAATGACAATAGCCCGGCCTAATGCTAATCGCTGAAGTGCGCTGCCTCTCAGGCGCGCAAGGCGATTGAGCATACCACGCTTGTCAAGGGCAAGCCTCTGACCTGCGGTTTTGTTATCAATTGTCGACAATTTCATTACCTACCAATAATTGAAGTGCTAAGTATGCCTGTTGTGGTACTACGCCATTACCCAAGATTTTAAGTTGCTGAGATCGAGATAAATCTAAATCAGTCACCCAACCTTCAGGCAAACCCATTATGTATTCAACAAACTTGGCATTCAGCTTATCTTCAACCAATGTAGGCGGTACTTCTCTTTCTGTAATCTCAAAGCCAAGCCCACACTCTTTCCTATTTGACCCGTTGATGATTTCGCTTGGCGATCCATGAAAGCTTGAATCGGTTCGTCGTGATTTCTCACGTGTAATACTGTTGGTGTCGGCAGCAATGCTAATGGGAGTGTCATTGACCGAGTGCCAGGTCCTTTGAAATCCCGAGCCGTCGGGGTAGGCAACAATGAACAGTCTCGCTCTTTGGTGTGGCGCACCGGCATCACTAGCTCGAACAATGCGCCACGTTGCAGCGTCCCCATTGCTGGCAAGCCCCGCGAGAACCTCTTTGAATCCGAGACTGAGATGTCCTCTGACATTTTCCAAGACAACGTACTTTGGTCTAAGCGTGCTAATGGCTTGTAAGATAAATGGGAAGATATGTCTTTCGTCATTTGTGCCCTTTCTTTGTCCTGCGTGGCTGAACGGCTGACATGGATAACCAGCGGTCAGAATGTCTATTGGCTCAACCTGAGTCCAATCAATTTGTTTTAAGTCGCCTAAATTAGGCTTTTTAATTCGCTCTGCGATTACCTTTGAAGCGTATTTGTCAATATCGCTAGCCCATACAGTTTCAGCATCAAAGAATGCTTCAACTGCCATATCAAGCCCGCCATAACCTGTGCAAAGTGACCCTATTTTGAGCATTGCTCACACCTTTCACGATTTCCATAGATCCATAACCCACAGCCTAAACACCTATGGATTAATTGTGGCTCAGTAGCCATTTGCTTTCAGTAAATACACTAGATCCTCAACGCGGAGAACCGCTACCCAATCATCGATAGCGGCTTCCCCTTGACCATTTAGGCGCATGACGGCTACGCCCATCCCATCGGTCTTGCGTTGTTTGAGCTGTCGCATCGTTGCAGCTGGATCAAACTTTGACCGGCTTTTGACTTCAATATCCAATCCTTCTATGCCTTGAATATCGCTGCCACTAGCTCCTGACCCAACTTGATGCGCGTGTACCCAACCATGATCACGCAGATATTGTGCTAATATACGTTCGCTCTCACGACCTCTTACTTTTCGTGATTTGCTCATTAGTTTGACCTCACATGACAGGTGCGACATTCGCATGGCTTAACTGCCCCCGCAGTTATAGGCTCGTTACAATTGTCGCACACGTCTAATTGTTTATCCATTACTAACACTTTCATCACCTTCTAACATATCTTCCCAACATAATCGGCATATATCGATTACTTCGTTTAGATCTGTAAGCACAGTCCGAATGGGTAGCGCCTTATCGCACACTTCGCATCGGTCTTGCTTGAGCATTATTCTGTTCTCATAATTGCGCTCACAACGTACGCACAAATCACCGGACATAACCGACATCAGCTTGCAGCCTAAGCATTGTCCGATTCTCATCCTGCCACCAATTCCTCATCCTCAGGTCTAAAATGCCATTTACCACTTGGATCTATTACCATCCAAATAGACTTGCATTGCTCAGCCTTGCGCTTCATAGGAAGAGAACACACCCAACCACGATAAGCGCCGTTTTTGCCAGTACCCTCACGCAATACGCGAGCACCATGCTTACAAGTTGGAACAGGCTCGGTATTAAATGTCTGCTGAATAAGATCAACTGCATCCTCAAATGCGGGTGCAACGTCAGCTGGTGGCTCAATTGTTGTATCCCAGATGATTTCACTTTCCGTGTTGCGTTCACTTAAGAATTCCTTTTGCTCTTGAGTGCGTACGCGTATGGGTTGCTTAGATTCTGTTTTAGCGTCTGCAACCTTAGCCATTTCCAAGCTGCTTGCTCGCTTTCCTTTAGCAGATAGTCCGAGATTTGCCAAGCATCGCCCAATTGCAGATGTCTCGCAGTTTTCAAACCAAAAATCGCGGTCAACACCGCGATCCTTGCGGCTACCGCGTGCATAACCAACAGCGGAAGGCTGAGCATCCACATAAGTCCGAAAGCATGTCGCTCGAAATACCACAATGCCCTTTTCTTCGTCATTGCTAATCAACTCCGTAATGATTGCGCCATCCTCGTATTTTTTGTAGAAGTTATGGATGCGCGTGTCCACATCTTCGTAATCATTCAAATTGAACATTTAGTTCCTGCTTTCCTTCTTTATAGTCGAGTTGTTCCTTGAAGCTCCAAGTCGTGCCATCGTGCCACGTTTGGGCTTCTTTAGCGCAAGTAAAGCAGTAATGCCTGTCAATGATTTTGTTGTGGACAAATGATGTAATCGTCCATACCGCTTGCGTTTGACCACGCACATCACTTGTGCCCCATCTCATCTTGCAGTAATCGCACCATACGCCACGCTTACTAGGCGAAATCTTTGCCATAATCAGCCCAGTCCGTACCGAGCGCCATCTCACCTGCGAGCGCAGCATAGGAAACCAAGTCAATAAAACTGTCCCGGTTTGGAGTTTCAGCGAGCCTTGAGATTTTGACCAGCGCCATGCAGATACACACGTCCAACGGATCAATTGGTCGTCCGAAATAGCTACCCCATAGCTCAGAGATTCGCTTGATATTAATTGCGGGATGTCCGTATTCAAATCCACGTTCATCAATGATGTCGGCTGCACTAGTCAACAAGTCTTTCGCTTTGTACGACTTTGCCCCGTGTGTATCCTTTTGCCCATCCATTCTGATAGCCCCTTTGATAGATTGATATTATTCCTGCATAGATAATCCAAAACACAACAAATAAACCGAGACAAATCAAGGCTATTTGTTCAGCTGTAAAGTTATTCGACATCTGCGCTCACCCCATGAACATCAAGAAAGTAAGCAGCCAAAACTTCACGGCTTAATCTGCCGCGCTCTTGGCTAATGCCAAGCTTGTCTTTAGCGTATTTCCGAATGAAAGACGCTCTTACATAATGTTTTCCGTCCGTGTAAGCACCGGACTTCCGATCGAATCGGATTATGCCCATTTCAAATCCCCTTTCAAATAGGATTTCAAATCCTATTTTGAAGGGTAAATGCCTATTTTGTCAACGACACGCCCAAGTCAATTGCGTCAACGTGGTCATCAATTGAGCGCCTAATGGGATAAATGTCATCAACCAAAACGCTTGCCTTCCACTATAAAGCTGCCGTCACGCTCAACAGGAATAGCCACAGGCTGAACACGCTTGCGATCTATGTAGATGATTCCAAAACCCTTTTGCCAGTTCATTGTGCCTTTAGTGTAATAAGCCTTAGTTTCATCCATTAAGTGACCGACTTCAAAGCCTGTCAGGATACCCGTTAAAACGCCCCCTGAAGCCGTTGTAAAGCTCGAAATGCCCTGCCTATGGGTATGACCACACACCACACTCTTTCCATGCCTCTTAGCGGCTTCTAGGGCTGTTAAACCCCCTTGTGGCTTAGTGCTCTGCTCGTCCCCGTGAACCATGACCCACTCTTCGTGAAATTGGTAAGGTTTATGATGATAGGTAATGCCTAGTTCATCTAAACGTAGAAAGCGCTCAATGGTCAGCTCAGGCAACCCGATAAGACCCGGTAGGCGCTTGCTTAAGGAATTGTAGAGTCGGGCGCTGTGATTGGATCGTGAGAGATGTTGAACTTGCAATTCGGATAAGACTTCGACAGTTCTGTCACGATCTCGACCAATACTTCCCGACCACTCATCCCGACCGGATGACCAGCGGCTAATTGTTTGGAAGTCGATTTCATCGCCCACGCATAGAACGCTGTCAGGCTTGTACTTTCGGATGAACTGTGCGACATTCTTTACGGCTTTCTTATCTTCAAAGGGAACTTGTAAATCGGAAATGACTACGATTCGCTTAATCGTCATCCTCATCCTCTTCGTATGGATCTAAATCTGGATTCGGGATTATCCAGTCAGGTAGGCGCATCTGCTCTTCTATATACCAGCGCGCTCTATCTTCTCCATAACCTGCCCGCACAAGCGCTTCATAACACTCCACAATTTGTGCAGCCCAAATATCAATAGGCTTTAACGGATCAAAACCAGCTTTACGCGCAGCGTTTTCCTTGCGCTTACGCTTAGCGGCTAGTTCGCTTTTTGTGGGTTTTCTTGCGCTCATGAGTGACCCATTCTAAAACCAATCGCTCTAATTTATCGATGCGCGACACGATGTTTGATGCTTCCAAAATGCCGGGTACTTCATGACGAATAATGTAACGAAGTCCACCGACAATAAGTGCACAACAAGAAAGAATGGCAGCCACAAAAGCTGCCCATTCAGCAGGACTCATCGCCGACCGAAGGCTGGATCGTTTTTATTTAGCCAACGAATGATGACAGGCGCAGTTGCACTTACAGCACTTGTAAGGATGGTTTTCCAATCCCAACCCACCGATAGGTAAGTCGCTAGCGCTGCTGCGAGAAAGGATCTTGCCCAACTTGCCCCTGCTGCTTTTAGTTGCTCCATTTATAGGCTCCCCTGTTAGTAATGGGACGCGAAACATGCTCGCATCATTGTCGCCCAATTTTGTAAAGCTGATATGGAAATGTTTTTTGTGCGGATTAATACCTTTGTAAGGTCTGAACGCATAATTACGTTTCCAACTAGCAATTTTACCATTGAAGATTATATAAGAAATTCGCTTATCAGATCTGGCAAGTAATCGAAGCTGATCAACAAGATCGAATGCTTCGTGTTCGCTGGATCCCAGATTAGCGTTAAAGTCGTAGGCGCGTACAAGTTGCGAAACAGGATCAGGATTATGGTCAGAAACTCTGGCGGCATGTCGAGCATCGCCGAGCCAGCCTTCCGGCGCAGTTCGATCTCTATCGGGGAACGCATCGTCTATTTGCTCTCTGAGTTGTTGCCCCGCTTTACACAACTTAGCCAAGACCAAGAGCCTTTAAATCATCTGACGTTAATCCAAGAGCAGCCAATTTAGCTTCTGCCTTTGCTTTGGCGGCAGCTGCAAAATCCTGTTCTTGCTTTATTTGATCGCCAAAACTCTCATTAGCTTCAATTTCATCAACCGTCATATCAACCAAAATTATTTCATTAGTTTCAATGTTATGGATTTGTTTTTTCATTAGTTCACCCCATATAAAACGTAAGTTCCAGCAGCACCGAAATTACCGCTAGAACATTGAAGTTCGATTTTCGTAATTGCAGAAGTCGTATTTGCGCTCGTTATAGATGAGATTACTTCTGTACCAGAAGTGCTGTTGTACTTATTATAGGCAACAATCATTTTTGAAGCTGTCGTATCAGTATAATCGTAAAAATCAACAACTAAAATGTTTTCATCGTTGCTAGTTGCATATGCGTTATAAATCAACCTCATTCGCGTTCCAGCTAAAGCCATACCGCCAACGTCTCCGCGATTATAAGTGCTGTCGTAATCAGTTACTGCGTTAACTTGTATTTGAATGTTATTTCCAGTTGCAGGATAAGCATCTCTTACAACCAACCTTAAATCCTTATAAGATCCACTTATTGAATCTAAAGTCAAAGTACCAGAACCAGTTGATAAAGAACCGCTAGCAATTGAGGTCATTCCACCGCCAGCGGCGGCAGCCCATTTCAAACCTGTTGCCGTTGTTGAATCCGCCGTTAAAATCTGTCCATTTGTTCCGACTGGTAGACGAGCATCAGTGGTTGAGTATGTATAAAGATCGCCTTTTGTCGTAAGTGGCGAACCGCCGCCAGTTGTATCGATATTGACCCAAGCCGAACCTGTATATTTGTAAATATTATTATCAGCGTCTATGTAACACAACATTCCTTCAGCCAAAACACCGGATAAAGCGGTGTCGCGTGCAGTCGTTGTTGCAAATCTCATGACTGTTTGTTCCATGAGATAAGTATTTACTTGTGCTGCAGTTAACACATCACCTGTGTTAAACAGCTTATATCCTGCACCTGCCATTGTTACTCCTTAGTAGCTCAGCACGTCCTCGCCTATTATACCGCTGATCGCGCTATTTAACACGAATCCAGCTAGCAAAGGCTCGGCTGTGAATAGGGTTGTGTTCCAGCTTGATTTTGTGATGTCGTGGTGTATGCCATTGATTAGGCTGGCTTGGGTTATGCTGCTAGATCCCGGCATTGTTTTTGTGACTGTTACCCCGTCTAGCAACTCAATGTCCACACCGGACAAAGGCTTATTAGGGTTGACATCATCATACAAATTAAGCTGGATGCTGTCGATACGAATCTCAGGATCTTTGCGTGTGGCTAGGATGCCTTTAGCCTGATTGAGCGATTCGGTATCTGTTTGAACAAGGATGCCGTCCCGCTTGCCTGAATGTAAAAAGTAAGTGTCAATCGAAGTCTGATCAAAGGCGTTTTGAGCCGTCCCGCCTGAGCGTGTCACAGTTACGTCATTTAAGATTTGAGTATCGTCAAATGCAACAACAGCGTTGGTGTAGGAAATGTTTGTGCCTGTATCTGAGAACGAATACAAAGATGTGGCAGGGCGAGTAATTAGGTTGGTGCGGCTGATAAACGTTGCTTGCCCTTGAGCGTCAATAAAGAATCCGCCAAACTCGCTGTTTTCTACTGTTTGCAGGGCTTCTAAGGCTGTTCTAGGCGTTCCGGGATCTGCCTGAAGGGTAGAGTCACCGGCATCGATAGATCGTAGGCTTACAGGGAAAGCAATGTCATCTAAAATAGCATTGACGCGAGCGCCTGAGAGTTGACCTGCCGGCGTTCCTGATACTGTGCTGATTGCTGAACCTGCAAGTAATTTAGTTGCATCCACGCAGCGCAAGGTTACAGTCGATAGATCCTCGTTGCCTTGCTTAAAGCCGGTGTCATAATCGGTGATATACCCTGAAAACAGATAGTAATCCACGCCTAAGTAGCTTGCATAAATGATAATTTGCCTAAGCGGTATTAAGTTAGGGTAATACGGGCTGCTCGGATTCATTGGATTCCACGCGCCTGTTTGATCGTACAAAACTACGTCTGCTGAGCCAAACTCAAATTTAGACAGAATACGATTGCGACCACGCCGAATAGATGTCTTGGTGACTAGATCTGTTATTTCTACTGGCAGCACGCCCGAACCGAGCCTGTTAGTGCCTAAAATTCCCTTTGTGGCTGAATCTAGGATTAAAGGGTTTGTTTCGTATGCCGTATCGCTGTCGAAGTCAACAAATACCCTAAGCGTTGGTGCAGACATTAAATAGACACCGAACTTAACAGAATTTGCTTACCAGTTTTCTGTATGCGGTAAATGTTGTCAGTAATCATTTCCACAAGATCTTGATCACTCAAAATAGAGCCTTCAGCGTTAACTGTAACGTTGACCTGCGGGATAATGCCTACGCCTGTCGCTGCTTCAATCGACTGATTTAGATATTCGTTTGCCAATGCCATTTCCGCAAGTGCAGTAGCCAAATCAGCAGCTCCTAAACTTTCCGTAAGCGTATTGGCGGCTTCGGCGGATGCATTAGCCGCAGCAAGGAAATCTTCCGCAGCAGCTTTATCTTCGGGCGTTGTTGCAGCTGCAACAGCAGCAGTAGCAGCAGTTATGGCATTTGCGGCTTCAGCTGTGGCTATAGCAGCACTATTTCCTGAAGCCTGTGCGGCTTGAGCATACGCTGTGGCTCTATCTGTTTTGGCAGCCATGACTGCGCTGTTTGCCGCAGCTTTGCTTTGTGCAATAGAAGCCAACAGGCTATCAAGTACGCCTTGTTGAGCTTTGAAATTAGCAAACAAATCATTAACCATTTTGTTTGCGCCAAGAAAATAAGTGTCCCAATTGGAAAATGGATCGCCAGCTTTTAAGTCAAGTAGTGACTCAGACAAGTCAAAGGTTGCTGATTGCACAGTTTCTAAGCGCTTTAAAAGTTCTTCGGCTTTAGTCAAATCATCGGCAGCAATGGCGGCTTTCAGTTCTTCAATCGTCTGTAACTCAGCAATACGGCGCTGTTCTTCTTCAGTTAGTTTTCCTTGCGCTGCCGCAGCCAATTGAATACGAGTCAAATCGTATTTCAATGACTTTTGATTAAGCATATTTTGAATTTCACGCAAACGCTTTTGCTTAGCCAATTCAACTGCTCTTGCCTTTTCTAATGCAACTATTTTGGCAAGTTCAGCGCGTTCAGCGGCTCGTATCTTTGCTTGCTCTTTCGCAGATTGAACAGCACCGGGCGCGCCTAGTGTGCGTTGCTTTACGCCCATTGTTATATCTTGACCGCGACCTTTGAGATACTCAAAAAGGTTTAGGTTAGCCATCAATTCATTAAACTTTGTAATCCATCCACCAGATCCGCTAGCGCTTACATTGCGGTTAAGTTGTCCAATAACATCGGCAATACCAATGGCAATCTTGCCAGCATTATCGGCTAGGGTCTGAAATTTATTGCCTAAAGCATTGAGATCGTTCCCGTTAGATAAACGATTGAGCGCAAGCACCAAATCCTTGCCCAAACTTTCCTGCGCTTCATCCGCAGCAATCTTTAGGCGTTTGATTTGACCTTCATAAGTACCAGCCGCTAAAGCTGCTTGACCTGAGAATCGTTTATTCAATCTCTCAAGTGCATCTTCAAAAGTTATCGTGGATGCTTCAGCTTTACCAATGCCAATGTTTAGTCTTGATAGCGAAGTCATTTGCCCCATCTGAGCCTTCGCCAATGCGTTGCTGACTGTGGCTAAATCTAAACCTGTACCGGCAGATACATCCATTGCAATACCGAGCAACTTTTGTGCTTGACCAAAATCAAGTGTCGCTCTAGTCAACGTGCCTAGCGCTGGACGCAATTCGCTGTCTGCCACGCCTGTTGCCCGTTGCAATTCATCCACATAATCATTGACAATTGCGCCCTGAAACGCCAAGCCTAAGTTTTCATAAGTGCGAGTCAGTTGCTTAGCCGCACGATCATCTTCAGCAAAAGCATTGACGGCTGCTTTGCTGTATCTAACTAATGCCGCAACCGAGAGCGCTGCACCAACTTTACCTGCTAGACGATCAAAAGATTTGCCTAAGCGTTGCGTGGCTCTTTCTGCATCTGTAAATCCACGCTTCTTTAGTTCGGCGGCTATTACAACTTTAATGTCGGCTTCAGTTAATGCCATTATGCCACCCGCTTATTTGAGTCTTGTATGCGCTTGACTAGATTGTTTTGCGCTGTTTCGATTGATTTGAGAATAGCGTTTAGTGCGCGACCTTGATTGCGTGCGTAGGCTGCGTAAAGCAAACGACCTGTTGAATTTTTACCACGACCAGAATAATCCTTGAGTGCACCAATGCCGTTCATGCTTGCATTGAATCTTGCCCCAGCTCTAGGGTTATTTGATTGGCTTTCAGGATCTCCACCGGGATTTAAACGTCCAGCAGTTTCTATGATTGCACCAGCGCGAGATTTGTTTAACAAAGTAAATAACGAAACAAAACCTGTGCCTTGCATACGGCTAGGCGTTATTGAATAGGTCAAGCCTTTACGAATAACTTTAGAATTGTACGGCGGGAACGCATCTTTTCTGCCTGTGCGTGATTTGCGCTCGTAACCCGGACTATTCCAATTAAATAATCCGCCGGGTGCGCTAGCGGGAACATGAGCGCGAGCATCGGCAATAATTGGCTTAAGTGCTTCGCGCACTTCTTTGTCCATCTCTTTTTTAATGTCAGGTGCGAGTTTGTTAAGGGCTTTTCTAAGCTCTACGATTCCCTCTACTACGACTGGCATTTTTTCTTTCTTCCGCCTGTTTCCTTAGAACTTCACGGAACGCTTTGAGCAAATCCCGATCCATATTGATAAATTCACTAGGCGCGATTCCCGTGTGTATCGACAATTGAGCTATCTGATACGTCCAAGAATCACGCGTTAGCCATTTGGGGAGTCGTCACCAAGAACTTCAACAGCCTTCAAAGTTTCTAGGAACTTGTCCCCAAACGGGAAAACATCTGGAGCGGATGCTCTACGCAAACACTCCCAAGCAAGCCAATAAACATCTGATTGCTTTTGATCTTCGCGGAAAGCCTTGTAAAAGCCTTTCTTAGCGTATTGTTCAAAAGCGTACTCAATAGCTGGAGTGATTTCGTGAACCGACTCTGTGCCATCTGCCCTAGTTACTTTAAGACTTGCCATGCCCATTTACTCCTTGTTTAGAACGTGCCTGTGCTTGCGACTGTTACCTTTGAATTAAGTGTAAAGGTAATGTCTTGGGTTGCCATGTCGCCAACTGCGCCATTGATAGGCGTTAGGTTATTGACAAGAATATCAAAAGTGTAAAGCGGGTTAGTTGCTGCAACTGCTCCCACCTTATCCTGAACCAACTTAGCGGCTACTGTTGTACCAAAAGCGCCGTTAAGCGTCTGAAGCACCTGTGAAGTAGCTGTGTCGTTCAAGAATGATACTGTGAGTGTGCCTGACTCCAAGCCCTTGACGAACTTGTGTGCGGTGTCACCCATTGCGGTTACTTCAAGTTCATCCGCTGCATAGTTCAGGGTGATTGAAGTAACGTGGTCGCTAAGATCAATCGCGTTAATCTTAAGACCGACTGTGTTATTTAAGAAAACTGCCATTTGGCTTATTCCTCATCTTTCTTAGCGGTTGCGGGTTTTGGTGCGCTTGGAGCTACTTGACCAATCTTAGCCAAGAAAGCCTCGCGCTCTTTGTCATTATCAGCCATTTTTTAGCTCCAATCGGATAGAACGCTGATTGATACTTCACCGGACAATAGATCTCCTACTGTGCCAGTCAAGACTGCGGGTGCGCTGAATGTCCCAATTGTATATGCAATCGATGACGCTTCAAGCTTATTCACAATGTTAAGGTAAAAATCTTCAATGTTTGTCAGGTTGCCTTGATTGTCAAACATCGGTGCAAGCACGACAAGTTTAAAATTAACTTTTGGCTTGACTGTTTTGTAATGGTCGTTTGAAGGCTCAATGTATGGGTCGCCGGGTTGCACAATAATTGAGTTAGCAAGCGGGCTAGCAGGTGGGAAGGAAAACACCTGCCAGCTCGCATTATCAGCTAGTGCAGTCGCGATTGTTCCCCGTAGGGTTGTTATTGCGCTCACCCTACTTGACCGCCCGGTGCTAGATGATCCGCAAGCAAGCCTCTAACGCGTGCCATGAGTGTATTACCCATGCGATATGGTGAAGGTTGAAAATCAGGTGAAATACCGCCAGCGTTGGACGCTTGACGGGCTTGCCATATGTCAACGGCAATCATTAGCGATGCTTGATTGACTTCAGGCAGGGTTTCATAGTCAATATGCGTAGTGCCATAAACCTTGCCAAAAGGAACAAGTGCGTTGTATGGCTCAACTGTTGCGTTGTTAACAGCATAAGTAACTGAATAAATGGTAGGTACTGTGGTAACAGTTTTAGATCCGTTGTATTTTGCTCCGGCGTTCTCTACTGTGATTGTTTGACCAACAATAAAATCATGTGGGATTGCGGTGTAAATGGTCGCTACGCTTGCGGTTGACTCATGTGCAACTAGCGCATAACTATTGAACCATAATTTAGATTTGACGATGTTTTCTGCTGCTTGACAAACTTCTTCAACAACAGCAGACGAGTAAAGGTTGCCAATGCCTAGCGCTGAGCGCAATTCAGCTTCGGTGACGTATGTTGCGGGCATCCTTTAATCCTTTCTATGTTAGCCCCGCCGCAAGGGCTGTGCGGCGGGGTAACTCTACTTCTAGGCTAGAACTACGCCTTGTTGAACTTGAACGCTCCTGCACCAGTTTTGGTAGCAATTGCGTAATAGCCATACATTCCGATTTCAACCTTGCCAGTTCCGACCTTTTCAGCGCGGAGTTGTAGGCGTGGTGATTCGTACCATGTATAGGAATCGCGGTTAACAACGATGATGGAGTTATCAGCTTCACCTGACATTGTGTAGTCAACGTATAGCGGAAGTCCGAGAAGCGTTCCACGAATTGCGGAAACGGAAAGATCTCCACCTGCGTTTTGTGGTGCAGCTGCATTGAAAATTGGACGCTTGCTTGAATCTACAAGTCCAACAATGTTTGACCATTGTGTAGGTGAAACAATTACGCCGGTTGCAAAGCGGAATGTGTTTGTGTAGATAGAAGATCCCGCGCGTGCAATAAAGCCAGCAAGTTCTTCGCCGTCCAATGGAAGTGTGATTGTTGTTGAATCAAGAGTTCCGTTTGTTGCGAGTGCTGCTCCAGCTGCGGTGTTTGTTGACTTTGCATAAGCATCGCCCATGAGTGCGAGAAGCTCGGAAAGGAATGCAGGCGAAGTTCTGTCGAGAACCTCAACGCTAAATAATTGCATCCCCGCCGCTTTCTTGACATCTACATCAAGATATTCGATTTCAACCTGAGTATCGTCAAACGCTCCACCTTCAGCGATTGGTGCGCCTACTGTTGGAACAGTCTTAACGCGTGGGATCTGGAACTTCATACCTGCATCTGGCAATGTGCCGGATGAGATTGCTTCAATGGTAGCGCGTGTACCAGTTGACTTTGGATTCCAAACTTCAGTCAATTGACGTGTTGGAACAAGACCAGGAACATCGGTTACTGTGTCGGTATCAGATGCAGCTGCGATCCATTGACGAGCAGACTCATCATTGAAAATGTTAGCTTTGATTGTGTTTTCAAGCATTGCAAGCGGAGTCACGTTAATTCGTGGCTTCGCGTAAATTGGTGCTGCAACTGTTGGGCGAGCAGCCTCTACCGCAGGGGCTTCGACCTTAGGCTCAACAGATGCGGTGTCTGGAGTATTCTCCACGACTGCCTCGCTTTCGTTTGTTGGGGTTTCAACGACTTCTTCTTCGGAAGCCGCTACGCTCAAAACTTCGGCACTCTTAAAGGCGGCAGCCTGAACAAGTGACACTTCTTTGAGCAAACTTGATTTAACGCGATAACGATCTTTATCTTTTTTGCCAGCGATAACTTCTACGCCGACTGACAAGCCTGAACGTAATTGTTCACTTGCCTCAATCAAACTATCTGTGCCGCGTTGTGTATTTGCAACTTTGAATGTTGCATAAATTCCTGACTCATCTTCGGTAAATGACACTAAACGACCAATTGGCTTCTTCGGGTCATGTTCCAATAGAAGTTTAGGTTTTGGATTTGTAGGAATCTCAATAGATCCCGCTTCAAATACAACTTTACCGACATTGGTAAAACCAACTTCAGAATCGCCGAATGGGACGATTTTGCCGGTGATAGTGCGTTCCTCTGCATTGCAGGTTATATCGCTACTGAACTGAAGTAACATCTTCGTTTCCATTTGGCGTTAGATCTTCCATTTCCATAGCTTGATCTAGTGTGATCAAACCGAGTGATAGCATTTTTTCAATGACGTTAAGTCTTTCCATCGGATCTACCCGAAGGAAAGCAGAATCAACGTCAAACTTTACAATGTTGCCTCGCGCCGTTATGTCATCCATTGACAATCTGTCTTGAATTGCGTTGATATACGGAGCGAGTGATAGCGCCACGAATTGCTTACGTTCATCTTGGACATTGGCGTAAGTCATTGAATTGTTTTGATCCGCGCTTATGTAATACGCAGGAACATTCATCATTCGTGCAATTTGAGTTGCGGTATTTTGGATTGCGTCTACAAACATCATGTCGCGCGGGCTAAATGAAGTTGGCTGATAATCTAAAGTGCTAGTCAGATAAGCAGTTGAGCGTTGTTCGCGTGCTTGCTTCCAAGCTGCAAGAATTCCTTGCACTTCGGCAGGTGCTAAATCTGCACCGGTGTTTTTGATAACACCTGAAGGCATTGGAGTTGACGTTGCAACTCTCATTGCTTTTTCTAAATCAATTGCGCTACGAAGTGTGCGTGCGCCGCGTTGCAAAATACCTTCGTCTTGTGCTTGGAATGTAACAAGTGATCCAAGACCTGACATCGGAACAGGTGTGCCATCGATTGTGTATTGTGTGATGAAATTTGTATTTGCATCGGTTGTGAATGAAACGCGACCCGGCGCAATCCATTCAAAACGAGCTGGACGACCATCATCAAAATAAACTTCAGTCACGCGCCAATATGCAACGCCGAAGAAAATCAAAGAGTCAACAGTCCATGCAATTGTTACTGATCGTGGCTGTGAAATAGAAGGCTGCTCAAGCCATAATGGATTGCCTAATTCTTCGCCGGTAGATTTCTTGTAAAGCTCCATTGGCAATCCGCCAATTGTGCAAGCAATTAAATTGCGGCAACGTGCAACGCTAGGAACTGACATTGCTTCATCGCGACCTACGGCAGTTAATACGCCCGGAATGTAATAATTGAAAGAATCAGTCATCAATTGCGGCGCTTGTTGCGCCTCAATCTTTACGGGGCGAAAACGATCAAAAAGACCCATCGTTTAAGGATACCATACAAATCGGACATTTCGTGCATTTCAGACGATAATTTGTGGCTTGCTCTGTGGCTTAAGCAGCTGGTGGACAACCATTGCAAGGCTAATTGCCGCAGATACGTCCCCGGCTGACTTTCGCCTAACGATTCGCCAACCCGCATCTGTTTCTTTAGCCGCACAGTTATTCATGGAGTCCACCAAGCTAGCCTGTCCGATGTGAACGATTCGCGCGTTCACAATCGCATCATATAGGTCAGAACAGGCTTGGTAAAAGACAGTCCCGGACATATCTTGAATTTTATGCCCTGATTGTTGCAATCGTTCTGCCACGCTCATTGTGCTGTATTTGTCAAAACAAATCATTCGTGGCTTGTATTGTTTTGCCCAGTCATTGACTTCCACAGCCATTTTTAGCTCGTCAATGGCGACTTGACTTTCAAACTGTGCAATGACACCCACGGCAATCTTGCCATCTTCGCGTATCTGCCCTGCGACAAGTGAAGCCATCTTTTTATTGACTGAAATGTCCATTCCGAAAATAGTCGGCAGTCCCGGCAGGATTTGTAAGTCTTGAACTGTCAGATCTTCAAAGGCTCTATACGGCCATGGCGATTTGAGCGCGCTAACCCATTGGCATAAGGTTTCTGTACGGCTTGCTTCTACGCTAGATGTTGCAATGGCTTCGGCAATCGTTTCTTCGTCTATCAAATAGCCTAAAGCGGGATTTGCCTGATACCACGCGTCTTTGTCGGTTATCTTTGCCCAATCATCGGCTGAATACTCCCAAAAGCCCATAGTAGGCGGCGGGTAGCTCAAACATCGGCTTCTAAGGTCATTCAAGACTGTGCTGAAGGCATCACCGGCATTGCTAGTCATAAAGATCTGACTATTGGGACGGGCGCGGGTGATTGGCTTAGCCGCAGTCCACGAATCTTCATCAATTTCACGCAATTCGTCTATGTAAAGCAGATCCGCGGTCTTACCACGGCTTCCATCTCTTGTAGCCGCGACTATCTCGTAACGAGCGCCCGAGAGCAGCTCCACCGATTCCTGACCATTAGCCACGCGGATCTGTTTAACCTGCGCCATGAGCGCGGGGTTATCCTCTATCACGTCAACGACCTTGCGAAAGGTATCAAGAGCCATGCCGCGATTAGATGACATTGCAACTATATTCATTTCACCAAAAATAAACAACCCTGCAAGGATGCGGATGCGTGCTAGGTGTGTTTTGCCGTTTTGACGTGCTACCAGTAGCAGATTGGTCTTTCTGCGCCACTTTTGATCTTTGTCAACCTTGAGCATGTCGGTTAAGACGTATTCCTGCCATGGCAATAGCTCTAGCTTGCAATCTTCTAGGAATTTCTTAATCTCATCAATCCTAGATGCGCCTTTGAGCGGTGCGTTCTGCAATCGTGGCTTGGTAGCGCCCTTGCGTGCTTTCTTCAATTAGCCCCCGAGCGTTCTGGACTGATAAAGGGTGAGTCCGGATCAATTCGGACTGAAGTATGTCCGTTTTGCACCGATTTGGACTGATTTCCACCGATCGGAGAGTTTTTGAAGCG